TGGAGCCGTGGGGGTGGGGGCGCACGTCTCGACGCTTCGAGAAACGCTATTGCAACGGGCACACTGGCGACTATGGGTGGGTGTGCGATTCGGTAACTCGTGTGGAGGAGCTACGGAAGCGGTTATCCTTTTCGACCGTGCGGATCCCTTACGAGGTATCGCACGCGGAGCTACCCGCGAAACGTCGCCAGATCATTTACGTGGCTCCAGAGGACCAAGTGAAAGCCGCAGCGAGCGCGAAAGGAAGCGAAAACCTCAAGCGCGAATTGAAGAAGGCGACGAAGACCCGCGACAAGGACCGGCTCCTTGAGTTGCGCTTGATGGAAGCCGCAGGATGCAAGCGCAATGCGATCCGCGATATGGTCAAGGACCGTGTTGGCGACAAGGCGAAAATCATCGTGTTCACGGGGCGGCGCGAAGACTGCACGGCACTCGGAAAAGCGATCCAGACGAGCCTCAAAAAGAAGCTGACGATCGACGAAAACCTGTGGGTAGCAAGCGGTGACCGGACCCAGAAAGAACGCCTAACCATCATGGATGCGTACATGGCGCATGAGGGTCCGTGTGTCCTAGTCGGGACGTATCAGGCGTGGGGTACGAGTCTCAACCTTCAGGACACCGATCACCTCATTTTCGGGATGCTTCCGTATACGCCGGGGATGCTCGAACAGGCCGAGGGGCGTGTGCATCGTTTGGGCATGGATCGACCGGTCCAGATCACCTATCTGATCGCAGAGGAGACGGTAGACGAGACTATCAGCGAGCTTGTGCTGGGAAAGCTGGCTTCCATCGAGAAAGTGGTAGATGCTGGGGGTCTTGATGGGTTGAGTGGGGCACTGGCAGGGCTTGATGACAAGGAGTCGTTGTTGGATGATATGTTGACACGTCTAGATCTTGGAGAGGATGAAAATGAGTAAGCCAATCATTGAGTGGATAAAAAGTGACGAGGGGTATTATCACCTGTGCGCATTTGCCGAGGGTGCGCTTATCGCGGGCTTTCCACAAAAGACACCCACGATGTCACCGACTTTCGGTGCACTGATTATCAAGCGCAAGCCAGTAGGTGTCGAGCCTGAAGTGGTTGCGCTACGACACAACGGCGAGACGTTCGATATTATCAAAAAGTACACGCTATTTGATGACTCTGGAGATCTTTACGATTGGGCATATCAGAGCCTTTTGGTGAGTCTTCCCCATATCGTTAGGGCGTGGAGCGAGTGGGCACCGTTCGTGGCGGATCTCTTCCATGAGGCGATTATCGAGGGTGGGATGCAGGGTAAGACCATGTACTGGTCCACCAACCAACCGGAGATAGAAGCATGAAGCTGTTAGATGCTGGCTCAAGTGGTCGAGGGTGGTCATGGCGCGAGTCATTACTGCGCTGCCCGCAGAAATTCGCATACCGCAATATCCTGAAAGTAAACGAGGGTAGCAAAGAGCCGTTGATTAAGGGTTCGCTCGTGCATACTGGGCTGGCGCACGCCAACGTCGCGCTATTGTGCGAGCAAAACGGGTGGGCGAATGAGCATCTGCCGTGGCGAGATGCGATTGCGGAACAGGCACTACAGGAAGATCAAGAGATCGGCTATGGCGAGACATGGCAAAAGTGGGTGGAGTTAGCGACGGGTGCGACAGGTGACTACCTAGCGCAGCGTGTGGCTCCTCGCGTAATCGCCGTAGAGCATCGACTAGAGATGTGGATTGATGCTGACGGAAGCCTTGTAGACCCTCCTGTGGACGCTGCACGCCGTTCTGCGATGGCGACCGATCCCCGGCTTGCGCTGTTGGGTCCACCGTATCTACATACGACGCGGATCGACCTGTTAGAGCAGGATCAGATGGGCCGCTTTTGGGTGACAGACTACAAGACTTGTTACCGGATCGACGGTCGCAAGCGTGACGGGTTCGCGTTGTCGGGACAAATTTTAGGGCTGACACGGTGGGGAGCGCAGACGTATGGTCGAGACTTTGGTGGAAGTGCACTTCAGATGATCAAGCTGGTCGCTGGGCGTGACCGTTTCCCCCGTGTCATCCCTTCCCCCGCGACGTGGGCGTTGCGAGAGTGGGGTAAGACCGTCGTCGAAAGCGAGGAACGTCTTGCTCGACTCATCGACAAGGATCCCATGCTCTGGCCAAAGACTTTATCCGAGCAGGGACCGTGCATGGATCGCTACGGTCCTTGTTCCTACCGCGATATCTGCATGACCGGAAAGAAAACCTAAGATCACCCCTTGACCAGAAATCCAATTTCCCTTATTTTATTTTGACCATACATCGGAGGACTCCAAATGACCACTTCCAACGCCAGCAATGGCGTACAACACTCGTCCGTCTTGACGATAGCTGCTGGTCCCAGCGGCATCGGAAAAACGACGGACCTCATACTCACATGGCCCCGTGCTCTGTTCTTCTGCGCTCCCGGCGCGGTGAAACCTGCCCGCCAGTTTTTGGGGCGCGATCTGGAGGCATGGCAGATCGTCCACGTCCGAACGATCAGCGACGTGATAGCCCACCTTCAGAAGATGGCGGGTGACGGTAGCCTTCAGCAAGCAAGCGCGGTGGTAGTCGATGACCTCTCGATCCTAGCGGAAAGCTCCTACCTAGAATTGAAATCGAAGTATTCCAAGAGTCACAATTTCGCGATGTGGGATGACCTCAAGAGGCAGTTGCAGACGTTGAGAGAGTGGTTGCGCCACCTTAACCTTCATGCAGGTTGTAACGCTCACCTAGCGGCCCCAGAAACGGATTCGAACGGTGTTTTCCACAAGGGCGGTCCTGCGATGCCCTCCAAGAAGATGCGCAGCCAGATCCCGCATATTGCCGACCTCGTTCTCGTCGCAGAAGCGAAAGCGAATCGTAAGCCTTGGGGTGCTGTCTACCGATGCGACCCACCGAACCCACAATGGCACGTCAAGGACCGTCATGGAGTTTGTAGCGGTATCATGCCCATGAATACCGGCGAGATTCTGCGAGCCGCCGGATACGCGATTCCTCGTCTACCCGGACTCGAATGGCAGGATGCGGTAGCAGACAAGGTGGTCGAAAAGATTAACGAAGGACAAGACCCGATGACCGTCTGGAACGAGTCATGGGAAAAGTTGGCTTCACAAGGTGTTTTTAACGGTCATATCTATATGTCGTTACGAGACGGTATGGATCGACACACGATCCAGACCAAACAACAAACCGGGCTAAAGAGCCTATTTTCCAGCGGAAAAGCCGCAACAATTGGAGGACTAAGTGTCTGATATCATTGATCCAAACTCTCTCACACTCGTATTATCGGGACAATCAGCAATGGGTTCAGGTGGTGGTATGCCACAAGAAGGCGTGCACAAGGTCACTGTAAAGGAAGCGTCGATCAGACGTAACCAGTACGGTGTATCTTTATGGCTCACAATGACCACTGATGGCGGTCACAAATTGTACGATTACGTTGCGCTTCCAACGGCTGAAGCGGCAGCGGTGCCTACAAAGTACGGTACGAAGGCTGAATTTTTCGAGAAGAAATTGAAAGCGACTTTGTGCTCTTTCGGTCACTCGCCGGAAGGAATCAAAGCCTTGACAGGTAACGCTTACACTGGTCAACACCTGATTGACTGGACGTTGAATCGCGAAGGCAACATTTACTACCGTCCACCTGTTGGTAGTGGAAAGCACCAGATTGACTACATCGGCTCGACTTTGGTGGAAAAGGTACGCAGCGGTGAGATCACCTTCCAAGATCGTCGGCAGGGCGGCGAGGCAAGCGTACAGCCTACTGTTGCAGCTTCCATTCCTTCTCCGATGGCCAACGCACCTGTTTCAAACGGGATGACTACCCCACAACCGCCCGCAAGCGGTGGAATGGTCGTCAACTCGCTTGTCGGTGGGATCCTTTAGATGAAAGCGCGGTGCGATCTTTGTGCGCTTGGCTGTAAAGGTCGCCCGCACCAATCAAGAGGACCAGTAGTCGCTCGTCAATCGTCGCCAAGTCAATGGGCGATTGTCGGTGACTATCCAGCCAAAGGCGATTTGGCGAAAGGAGTAAGGAGATTCCCGTTTGCGGGAAATGAGGGTTTGCTGCTGAACTCGACGCTGGATGTATTGGGATATGCCAGAGTCGGGTTCAGTACGCATTACGCGCTCGCCTGTAGACCGCCGGAGGGTGACTATAAGAAGGCGATCATTCGATGGCGCAAGCGTAACCGCGAATTGATCGCGGAGGGTAAGGACGCGCTACCTCATCCGATCGAGTGCTGCAAGCCTCGCCTAGAGGCAGAGCTAAACGGTCGCACGCAGATTATCACGCTCGGCGGTGTTGCGCTCGAAGCGTTGACGGGTCTTCGAGGGGTGATGAACCACCAAGGGTGTTTGACGGAGATCAACGGACTTCAGGTAGTGCCTACCTTTTCGCCGTCCTTCATTAGACGCGCACCCCGTTGGACACCGATATTTCACCGCGCGATCCAGCGAGCCGTCCGATGGTTTTCGGGTGAGACGTTGTGGGAAGACCCCGAAATCATCGTCAACCCGCCGCTCACTGAAATTATGCAATTTATGCGTGAGTTAGAACGTCAGAGATTCGCCTGTTACGACACCGAAACGGACGGGCTTGAGGCTCTACTTTGTAACTTACGAACGATACAATTCGGAAACACAAAGAAGGTTATGATTGTCGCCCTACGCTCGGTCGAGGATTCTAGCCGTGAATATTATGCACAAAATATGCAGGATGAACTATGGGCTGTCTTGCGCTGGGGATTCTTGGAATCCAATATCAAGTGGATAGGTCACAACGCCGGGAAGTACGATCGACAGGTCATGGAAGAGGCTTTTTATCGTAACGGTCGTGAGACTACGTTGGCTGATGTCTCACGCCTCTTAGAGCCGCGTCAAACGCCCCGCCTTGCTATCGACAGCCTTTTAATGCACCGAGTTGCAGATCCCGAGCTTCCGCACTCGCTAGGGTTCGTTGGCGGATACTACAGCGATGTCCACAATTGGAAGGCAGACCATACGGCGGTGCTGGCGCGTACCGATGCGGAGCTATGGCGGTACGGGGGGATTGACGTGGCGGTCAACGCTCGGATCGTCGAGCCGCTCGCACAACGTGTGCGGGAGAAGCAGCAGCAGACCGTCATGGAGTGGGATAGCAAGATGGTGAACGTGTGCGTAGGGATGCACAGGATCGGGATCCGCGTGGACCAAAAAGTCGCCCATGCTCACCGAAAGCGTCTTTTCGAGATTGAAGATATGTATGAAGACTTGGTGATGCAGCGTCTCGTTGCGCTCGGAAGGCTCGCTAAAGTGGGCTATCACTCGAAAGGCTCGAAGAAAGGGCAACCCTTGTTTAATCCTCGGAGCGGCGATCAAGTCGCGGATTTGCTCTTTGACAAGTGGGGCTTGTTACCTCCTGAAGACCTCAAGGAGAAAGAGATCTACACAGAGACGGGTGCACGCTCCACGTCCGATGCGGTGCTTCGTGCTCACCTTGCCGACAACCGACTAAGTGAAAGCCAGCGTGAAGTCATTGACGCAATTCGACGGTGTAAGCGAGCAAGAAAAGCACGCTCGACCTTCGTCGAACCGTTGCTGGTCGGTGACGGTCATTTGTGGGGTCCACCCCACGATACCCCGTCGTTCAATGTGCGCTGGCCACCACCGAAAAAACAGATTTGGAATGGCGAGTGTTTCCGCCATGAAGACCCACGTCTAGGTGTTTGGCCCGATGGTCGCCTACGAGTCGGCTGGAACGCTCATGTAACCACCGTGGGCCGTCTATCGTGCGGTGGGATGCCTTCCCGGTACAATCTTCAGACAGTACCGGCGAGCCTCCGAGATATGTTTATCCCGTCACCCGGTAATGTGTTCGTCGGTGCCGACCTCGATCAAGTGCACCTACGCATTATCGCCAGCCGATGGCATGTGAAAAGTCTGCTCGATGACTTCAGACTAGGACGCGACCCACACGCCACCTTTGCAGAGACTGTATTCGGCGACCGCTTCACCAAAGCACCCGGCTACCCTGAACCGGGCGGGAAGTTTAAGGGGATGGCGAAAGCACTCCGTAACCTTGGAAAGACGCTACGCTACACGGGAGCCTATGGCGCGAGCGTTGGAACCATCTACAAGACGATGACGCGAGCCGAAGACGAGAAGGGTCATCTGCTCAACCGGAATCTCAAGCAACGTGACGTGCAAGCGATGTACTCACAGTGGATGGATGCAGAGCCAGAGTGGGCGATGGGGTGGTCATCGGAGATGCAAGCCTATCAAGCGAATAACTATCTCGAATCTCCTATCCTCCGTCGTCGTTGCGATTTTGCCGATGGCGATGCGGCGACCGACCTGAAAACGAAGGTCAACAATTATTGCACGCTGGCGGGTGAAGCCGATGTAATGGTGCCTATGACCGTCGAACTCGCCGAACGGCTACCGTGGGGCTACGCAGGAGCCAATACAGGGCTGGTAGGACAATTCCACGATGCTTTCCTTATCGAGTGTCCAGCGTCCGACGCGGAGCGCGTGAGGGTGCTCATGGAGGAAGTGATGAACGTGAAAATACCGGGATGGACCGTCCCGATTACCGCAGAAGCCGAAATCGGCAAAACATGGAGTGAAGTGTAATGACAGCCCTAGACCATCAATTTAACGAATTACTGAAAGACATTTATCATGGCTCGCTAACGTCTCCCACGGCCCCCGCTAACGTGTATGTGCTGGCGAAGGAGCTACGACGTTATGCGTTTATCTTCAACCAGCTTGAGGTGACCGGGCAAGCAGCGCGGGGGCAAACATTTCTCATTCGCTCTCTTGAGGATAGCGCGTCAATGCTTGAAGCCTCGGACAGTGGCGATCTGGTTCAATTTTTAACAGCTTGCAAGCAAGCAAACTACTCACCGAAGGATGTAGACCATGCAGTACAGAGCGTTTTTGGCGCATAAGCGTCAACTAGAGGACAAAAAGATCGATCAACTTGTGGCGGGTGCGACCCTCCTTCTACGCGGTAAAGGCATGGACAATGCTCGCGTTATTTCAGGGCGTGACGACTTCAAGGAGCGCAGCGCGGCTCTCGGCGGCTGGCAGGGCTGGGCGCGAGATGTAGCGACGGGCGAAGACGAGTATGGAACCCCGTCCTTCAACGCGATTATCGTACCCAGCGAAGTGATCGGCAAGGCGACCGCCGGGATCGTACAGGATGCGCTAGACGCAGACAAAGCGGTCTATTTTTGGCGCAGGGGCGAGCTAGTGTGGGTAACAGGCATACAGACCATTGACCAAGAGGACTGGAAACAAGGATGGAAACTCATTTTTTAACGACCGCAGGACTAACATTTTCAATTCAAAATAAGACCAGAGAGGACAACATGTATATCAAAAAAGTGACAGGAACGATCAAGGGCGGTGTCGATGCCGTCTTGACAGAAAAGACCCTTATCATCGGCTCGAACGGTGCGGGTAAGTCAGCAATCGTAAACGCGGTGGAATTGGCCCTAGTGGGCGGTGCGTCCGACATAGAAGGCCGCGCATGGGTGCAGGACGTGAAGCGTCTCAAGCGGCTCGGCTCAACCGTGAACGCGGTAGCTACGCTATCTGACGATTCGACCTGTTCGTATCGCGTCGAGAAAAGCAAAGCGCAGCACCAGAATGGTGTCGG